GCGTGGCATCTGTGCACGATCTTTGCGCGAGAGCGCCGCGAAACAATGAGCCATCAAGCGAGGCAAGTAGCGTGAGTTTGTGGAAGCCAAAACATCGCCTGCATCGCCGGCTTGTAGGGGTTGGAAACGGGTGGGGCGGCGGGCCAAGTGGCGGTGCTCCGGGCCCCGCGCCTGGTCCGGCGCCAGCTCCATCAACGCCCGATATGTTTCTTGGCTCAGGCACCGAGCCCAACGAAGCTCGGCTTTACACCACCAATGCGACTGCGCGGGCCAATATTCCCTTGGCGGCAATTGCGGAGTTTAAGTCTGGCGACGTTCCGTCTGGGCAGTTTCCTGTGGCTCGGGTCGGGGGAACGCCCATTCCTTCCAATCAACAGCAGTGGAAGGTTTTGAAGCGCTGGCCGAACAATTCGGTGAAGCAAGCGCAATACGAAATCCTGCGCGACGCGCCGGCTGGGGAAGGCAACGCTACCGTCATTAGCTTTGGTGCAAGCGCGACCAACTCGACCAGCGGGTCTGGCGTTGCAAAGGCCTCGACCGAGATGGCGCTCGGTGCTGTATCACTTGCTCTGACGAACATCCGGAACCAAGCGGGTGATGCCCCTGGCTCACAGACGTGGGATGTGGCGGCAATCTTTGCAGGCGCCACGATTGGGTCCGATTACCGTGGACCTCGGGTGGTGAATTCGGGCCCAGTGTGTGTCCACTACCAAGTGAAGGACACCATTACCGATACGTACACTTACACCTATCCTGTCACAGGAGCGAAGCTTCGGTTTCAGGTCGAGATTGAGCACTGGCACACAATCGGCCGCGTAAAGGTTGTGATGACCACCTTGAACGATATGACCGATGGAATCGGTGATCTGCGCTACGACGTAGCCGTATCGATCGGTGGCACGACGGTGTACACAGATCTCAATCGATTTCACCAAGCTGGTGCGAACTGGACCCGCGAGTACTGGATTGGCGGCGATCCTTTTGGAGCTGATGACGTCTGGTACGTCTATTCATTTGGTGGCTGGAGGTCTGCGGGCGGGATGCTTAACATCGACCCCTCGAACGTTTATGCCTCGGATTCGTTTGGCGTCACCAAACGCGCTGCAGATTTCAACGCGATTACCACCGAAAACCGGCGCATTTTTGAGCTGGGCGGATGGTCGTTCAAGAACGCCAGTACGGGCGGCGGGCGCGAGGAAATCGGGCATGTCGACGGCATCGTCTTGCACGCCGCGCTGAGCGGCAATCCAGTTCTGCGTCGCAGTGCCGTCGACAAGGCCTATCGAGCCGGAAGCTTCCAGATTCACCTAACAGAGCACCGTCAAGGTGGCACGCCTGCAGGCCGGTTTTGGCTTGATAAGGCGGGGACAATTTCGGGCCGTGGCTACCCGGTCAATCGTCGAAGCCGCCAAACATTCGCATGGGCACAAAGCCTGTATTGGAACATTGGCGATCCGGTAGACCACATCACACAGCGCGGCTCAACCATCACCGACATGGGTCAGCGCTGGAACGTTGATAACCAGCATCTGCCGCACACCTCACACATGGCGTATCTGATGACGCGTCAACAGATCTTCATGGAGCTCGCGCAGATGGTGGGGTCGGTGTCGATGTGCGCCGAGTACAGGACCAGCGGGGAGGGTACAGACGCACCCTACAGCATCACTCCTTACACGCGCAGAAAGGGCACGGCGTTCATCACCGATGGGGCGCTTCGCGGGATTGGTTGGCCTGTACTGGCATTAGCACGGGCTTACCAGCTCACGCCTGACGATCACCCTATGCTGCAAAACCTCTACTGGACAGGTGTCGACGTCGCGACAGGCTGGGCGGCCAGCTTGAAACTTGTGACCGCCGCCGAGGTCGCGTCCTTTGGCGCAGACGTGCAAGCTGATGTGACCTGGTGGCGCAACTATGTGCTGGCCAATGGATCCGCGACAGCGCTCGGCTTCACTCCGCAAATGAGCGCAAACGATGGATGGTTAATCTTGGGCAACGTCAAGCCTGGCAACAACAACACCCGGTTCACAAGCCAGACATTTGGCGGAATCACAGGCGGGCCCGGCACAACCAACGGCTGGACTCATGCCTACTTTTGCTATGGGTGGCAGGCAGCCTATGAGGCCGGCTTTCCCTTTGCAAAACGCGTGCGCGACTACTCAGTTGAGCAGGCCGAGGTGCTGTCTACTCAGCTCACGCCGGATCGATTTTTCAACATCTATCGTACGTACTACTTCCCGATCGAGCGAAGCAGCTTGCAGCCTCTGACGGCATCGGAGCTTTACGCCTACATGGCAGCCTGGCCGGATACGGACGGCAATCAAAATGCTGGCGGTTCAAACTTTGCCGACATCGCGGCGATCCCACCTTACCCCATGAACTACGCCGCGTTTTTCAACAGCAAAGTCGCAGATCAGGTGACCACGCCACTGTTTGGCAACGGACAAATCTCATTTCCAAGGGACGACTACCGTTGGATTGTTCGTGGTGTTGCGGCGATCCATGCTGAGGCAAAAGGCACCCAGACCCTTTTGAATGCCTGCACGGCGTGGCAGGGAGTTCACGTCATCAACGCTTATGTGCACGCGCCTCAGCATGACATTGCGCCTCGAACCAACTTCGTAGCGGCGTAGCAATGACCATTTTAAATCCCTCCGCTGAGCTGCCGACAGTTGCTAGCGGACAGCGATCCGTCACGGTCGAGAACTGGGTCATCACTGGCACGTCGTGGTGGGCTGGCCTCAGTCGTGGTTTCTATGGGCACGATGTCGCGACCGCTGGCAATCAGGTGTTCACTGTCCAGCACTTCAGCAACCCTGCAGGCACGACGGTTAACTTCAATCAAACCGTAAACATTACTGACGGCACCTACCAGATCCTAGTCGACGTCAAACAGCGAGCGGTGGGCCTCGGTCAAACACTCAAGGTCTTTGCAAACAACGTTGAGGTCGGCAGTTTTGATACCGAGAACAATAATCCCCCGCCTTGGAAGGTCGATAACACGACCGGAATCTTCACTGTTACGGGGGGCTCGTTTTCGGTTCGCTTTTCCGTCGCTGCTGTGGACACCCAGGATCGCGCGATCTCCTGGGACAACATCCGAATCATTCCGGCGTCTGGGGGCGGGGGTGGGGGCGGGGGTGGGGGCGGCTCTGTGATCGAGGAATCTTTGCCGCGCGGCATCTTGCGTGGTATCAAACGAGGGGTTTTCTGATGGCAGCTTTGCTCGGCACGTTTGGTGTGCCCTTTTCTTTTTTGATCCCGATGCCGCGGCAGGGCAACACAGATTTTGCGCTCGCCGCCGATTGGACGCCGGTTGCTGGTGACTGCCGAATCGTGCGCGATGGTGCTGCACCAGTGGCATTGAGCAACCTGCCGACGGCAGTAACGATCGGCAACACCGCGGGGTGGCTGTTCAGCCTTACCGCGGCCGAAATGGAAGCCAACCAGATCGATGTAGTGGTCGCGGACGCGGCAACCAAGGCTGTGCAAGATCAATGGATTGAAATCACCACAGTGCACCCCGGTACCTTGCATCAAGGGCGCGTGACAGCTGGAGCGGCGACTGGATGCACCTTAGCCGCGACAGCGATTGATGCGGTGAACAGGTATCGGTTTTGCCAACTTGATGTGATCGCAGGGGCAGGGGCAGGGCAGAGCACTACTATCGCTGCTCAGGCCTCTGGCCGCGTCATCAGCTTTGATCGGACCCTAGAAACGGCACTTGACGCGACGAGCTGTGTTCGCATCTCTGGGCTAGGGCTCCAAGGTCTTAGCCAGGCCGAGGTTGAAGCCGCCATTCTCGATGCGGCAAACGGGATTGAGGCCGGCCTGACGCTGCGTCAGGCGCTGCGCGGGTTCGCGGCGACCTTGCTGGGCAAAAAGACCGGTTCAGGTACTGCTACCGAAGTATTTCGTAATGCCGTGGCAGATACCAAGCCTCGAGTGACCGCAACTGTTGACAATGCGGGCAACCGGACTGCCATCACCTTCGACGGAACCTAAGCCATGTACTTTGGCGGCCGGTTTTTTAGCGAAAGGCACTTTGGAGGGCGGTACTTTGCCGTCTCTGGAGCGCTGACAATTACCACGCCAAGCGAAATCAGCTCTCCCGAAAACCAAGCCGCTGTGGTGACGCTGGCGGCCTCGGGCGGGACCGGTCCCTACACCTGGGCTAAGACAGGGCAGGGGGCCGACCAGGCACGCTTCTCGGTCACCTCAGCTGGGGCTCTAGCGTTCATCGTTGCCCCGGACTTCGAGGTGCCGACCGACGCCGATACGAACAACACCTATGTGGTCGAGGTCCGCGTTACCGACAGTGCTTCGGCCACGGCAACGAAGACGATTGCGGTGACGGTCACAAACGTGGCAGACGGCTTGGCGCCGCAGATCTCCAGCGAAGGACCTATCCGATTTATCGCTGGGACGGCCGGATCATTGCAGCTCGAGGCCACAGGCGAAACACCGATTAACTGGTCGGTTGTGAGCGGCGCTTTGCCGTCTGGCGTTGCCTTGAGTGCGGCAGGTGTGCTCTCCAAAACCGCCAACGCCCCCGTTGGCTCTGCCGCGGTCACAATTCGAGCAAGTAATGGCAATGGCACCAACGACAAAGCATTCACCGTCGCCACCGAGTATCCCGAAGCGTTCCTGTCTGCAGCCGCTGCCAATGTGAAGTGGCGCACCCGCTTCTACGCCTGGGTTGAAAAGGATCGATCAGAGGAGTTGCTGCTGGTCTTGGACACCAAACGCCGGCTAGGCGAGGGTGAGGAAGTAGTTGACAACCCATCGGTCAGCCAGTCGTTGCTTAGCGGCGTTGCGAACCCGGCCCTCGCGGTATCCACGCCGTATGTGCAAGGGCGATACATTGTCATGAAGCTGAGCTCAGGCGAATACTCGGGCAGGTACGACCTGCGCGTGCAGTACAACACCAGCCTTGGCCAAGTCGTTGTAGATCGCCTCGAAGTACTTATTGTGCTGGCTTCGCCGGTCGCCTAATGGTTGGGCGGATCTCGGTCAAAGGCGATCTGAACGAGATCACCCAGCACTTGACTCAGCTGGAACGTCGGCAGATACCGTTTGCCACCGCAGTGACGCTCACTCGAATGGCACAGGCCTCGCAGCAGGAAACGGCAAAACAAATGCAGGCGAAGCTGCAGATGCCAACGAGGTACACGCTTTCAAGTATGTTCATCAAACCAGCCACAAAAGCACGGTTGGAATCGATGGTGTACCTGAAGGACGCAGCGCTGCTGCAGAAATCCGGCAAGTCGCCAAGCCAGGTGCTGGGTCACCTATTTGCAGGCGGAGGCCGAGAGTTCAAGCAGTTTGAAAAAGCACTTTATCGCGCTGGTTACCTGTCTGCCGGAATGATTGTTGTGCCTGGTGAGGGCGCTCCGCTCGATGTCCACGGCAACATCCCCGCGCGGTTCATCACCCAGCTGCTGAGCTACCTCGAGTTGTTCGGTGAGCAGGGCTATCGAGCCGACATGACAGCAGAGGGCCGCCAAAGGTTTGGCGCACGAGCGGCTCGAAGAGTAGGCGCTCAGGCTGTGCAGTATTTTGTGTCTCGTGGCACCGGCAATTGGTTTGGTGGCCGGTCTTGGAAGAATGGTAGACCCCAGCATTTGCCTGCTGGTATATGGTCGCGAACGCAGTTCACGGGTGGTACTGCAATCAAGCCAATCGTGATGTTTGTGCGAAGGCCCACATATCGCAGACTGTTCGACCTTCCAGAGATCGTGGGCGAGGTGATTGTGTCGCAGTTTGACCCGACGTTTCGCGCAAGCCTCGATCAAGCTTTGGGTTCGGCGCGGCGGTGACGTTTGGCAAGTAAGCCTCCAGCAATCAGGCCCAAAGCCAAAAGCGCAGCAGTGGAACCAATCGGAACTGTAGCCAAAACGTTAGCAGTAAAGCTTGCGTCTACTGTTATCGTTTCGCCGAAAGAAAGGGGCGCTGAAAGGGCAAACTGCCTTGTTTCGGAGATTGGAACGCCACACACATCCGGGCCCCAAATTGCAAACAATGATTCGTTGGGCGTTGAGCAACTGAACGAGGAAAAGGCAAAAAATGGACTCGGTGAATCGTCGTTTCGCCGGGGGGTGGCGCTGAACGAGCCCGAAATAGACCCACGCCCACCTTCCTCCCCGCGTATAACAGCGACGCCACCACTAAAGCCTGGGAGTCCTAGCCCCGAGAGAACGGGCGTGTAGCTTAGTACTAACTCAGGACCAACCAGACCGGTTGTATTGCCAGTTCTGGTTACCGAAAAGCCACCGAGCAGAAACTCTGACCGCAAGTCGAATTGAGGCGGGGCGGGAGGTTCGGTCGGCCTTGGAATATTAGTAAACGATCCTTGAAAAAAGAACGTGGCCGAGCATAGGTTTGAGGCGGCGCCAAAGCAGCTTAAGGAAAAGTCACTCGTCTAATTTGGTTGTAGCGCAATAGACCATGTACTCACTAGGCTGTACTGGAGCGACGGCGCTGCGGATGCGGATGCAGCAATTGTGGAGAAGGCAAGGCAAGCAAGAGCGCGACGCAGCATGTGAATCATCCATGGTGTGTTGGGGTGCTCAAATCCTAGCAATCCCTGTTCCACCGTGGCCACTCAAGGGCTTGCGTGTCGTACTGTCAAATCTAGCGACACCACAGTTTTGGGGAGGCTGCGGGTCCCTCCCAGCAGGGGGTGGGTTAAGGGTAATGCAAGCCGCGTCGTTCCCGCAGCCAGTAAGTTATTAAGGGTTCCTACCCAATAGAAATCGCCAATGGGCAAGTATTTCATCAACCAGCAGCAGGCCGCGGAGATCCTCGGTGTCAGCGATCGCAGAGTGCGGCAGATGGTGAAGGAAGACGATGGCTGCCCGGCGGACCCTGAAGGTCGAGTGCCATGCGACGAGTTTGGCGAGTTCCTAACCCGCCGCTTCCTGAAGAAGTTTGGCGGGGCGGGCCCGGGCGGCGATGAGGCCTTGGTGCTTGAGCAGGAGCGTGCCGCTCTGGCTCGAGCTCAGACCGAAAACTTCACGCTGCGCAATGCCGAGCTGCGCGGCGACCTAGTGCGAGCTGATCACGTTCGAGCCTTTCTCCAGTCCGTTGTGACGGCGGCGAGAACTCGAGTACTTGGGATTCATGCGCGGGTGCGGCAGCGCCACCCGCATACCGAGCTAGCCATCATTGAGGAGATCGAGGCTGCAGCACACGAAGCCCTGTCGGAGTTAGCACGTGACGACTTACCTGCAAACCTTGCAGCGGCTGTGGCAACAGACGGTAGCGCTTTGGGAGCCACCGAAGAAGCTGACGCTTAGCCAGTGGGCTGACGAGTACTTCTACCTGTCGCCAGAGTCGAGCTCGGAGCCCGGCAAGTGGCACACGCTACCGACCCAGCGGGCGATCCTGGACGCGTTCACCGAGCCAGGCATCGAGGACATCACGGTCAAGAAGTCGAGCCGGGTGGGCTACACCAAGGTGCTCGACATCATCATCGGGTACTGCATCCACCAGGACCCGTGCAGCGTCCTCGTCGTGCAACCGACCGGAGAGGATGCCGAGGGATACTCGAAAGACGAGATCGCGCCGATGATCCGCGATACCCCGGTGCTTAGCGGCCTGGTCGCCGATGACAAGTCGCGCACGAGCGGCAACACGATCCTGAAAAAGAAGTACCCGGGCGGGATCCTGAATCTGATCGGGGCACATTCGCCGCGAGGCTTTCGTCGGCTGACGACGCGCGTGGTGCTGTTTGACGAGGTCGATGGGTACCCGCAGCTCGCCGGCAAAGAAGGTGACCAGATCCAGTTGGGGCGGCGCCGTGCACAGGATTTTTGGAATCGCAAGATCGTGAAGGGCAGCTCGCCGACCATTGAAGGAAGCTCCAAGATCGTGGCCAGCTTCATGGATAGCCGGCGTGGCTACTGCATGGTGCCGTGCCCGCACTGCAACGAGTTGCATGTGCGCAAGTTCTTTGAAGATCAGCCGGTTCGAATTGGCGATCGGTCGCTGCCCGTGGCGCATCTCAAGTGGCCTGAAGGCGAGCCAAGCAAAGCCGCCTGGGTCTGCCCGAACTGCGCAGCCCTGATAGGGTACGAGCACCATCGCTGGCAGATCGATCGGTGTGAGTGGCACGGCGACGGCTGGCGGTACCGCGGCGGACGCTTTGAGTTTGACCCAAGCTTCACTGGAAGGATTGGATTCGAGTGGTGGTGCGCGTACTCGATGTCGCCCAACACCACGCCATCGCATCTGGCCCATGAGTTTTTGGACGCCAAGCGCAGACCCGAAACGCTGCAGACCTTCTACAACACGATCCTTGGTGAGACCTGGAAAGAGCATACGAGCGGGCTCGATGCCAACTCGCTGCAGGACTCGGCGCGAGAGGGGCACGCACTGGGCGATATGCCAGAGTGGGTGGCACTGCTGACAGCTGGCGTCGACACGCAGGCCGATCGCTGGTCGGTGCAGGTGTTTGGCTGGGGCTGGAACGATGACACGCTCAGCGTAGCAGTCGTGGATCGGTACCGTCTGCCGGGCGATCCCAATGATGATGAGACGCTGGCCGAGCTCGAGGAGCAGCTGGATCGCAGCTACACGCATCCGTGCGGAGCGGCACTCAAGCCGAGGATCTCGGCAATCGATAGCGGCGGTCATCACACCCAACGCGTGGTCGCCATGTGCCGAGCCAACAAGGCGCGAGGCTGGATTGCGGTCAAAGGCCTGTCGCGATCCGGTTCGACTGTGCTTCGTGGCAAACCCACCAAGGTGGACTACAAGGCCAACGGCAAGCTGCACCGCCGAAGCGGCGAAGTCTGGCTTGTGTCGCCTGACACTGCAAAGAGCTGGATCAACCGGCGGCTACATGCCACAGAGCATCGGCGCAGCCCGGTGCACCTGGCGCAGGGGCTGACAGCAGATTACTTTCGCGAGCTAACGGCCGAGTACTACGACATCAAGTTGCGGCGCTGGGTCAACCCTAGCAAGCGGCGCAACGAAGCTTTGGATGAGTTTGTGTATGGCCTTGCGGCCGCGCACCATCCCAAGGTCAGGATCGACACACTGAAGGCCGCTCAGTTTCAGGCCATGTTGAATGCCCTCAGAAGGGTGTCAGGCGCGGCGCTGCCAGCAGAGCAGGGGCCCGTGGCCATCGAGCCCACAACACCAGTTGGAGCGCCGGCCACTGCTCCTGCACCAGCACCGGCATCAAGTAGTTGGATTGACGATTCATACACACAGAATTGGTTGTAACCCATGAGCGACTTCACGTTAACGCAGCTGGCCGCGCTCAATGCCGCAATCGCCAGTGGCGAGCTGTCGGTGCAGTACGACGGCAAGCGCGTGCAGTACCGATCGATCGATGAGCTGATCCGTGCTCGAGATCTCGTGCGAGGCGATCTTCAGGCGGCAGGTTTGCTGGCGCCGCCCAGTGCGCGTGGGCGCACCACTGTTGCGGCCTTTTCTCGGGACTGACATGAATTGGATTGACGAAGCCATTGCTTGGTTCAACCCCCGGGCGGGGCTTGCACGCGCTCGGTACAGGGCGGGCCTCCAGTTGGTCCGCAAGTACGAGGGTGCGGATCTCGGTCGTCGATCCTCGGGCTGGAGCGCAGCAGGGACGTCTGCCAACGCCGAGAATGGGCCGGCCACATCGAGCTTACGAAACGCGTCGCGCAACTTGTTTCAAAACGACCCTGCGGCGAAGAAGATCATCAGTGACATGGTGGCGGCACTGGTCGGCACCGGCATCAAGGCCAAATGGAGCGACTCCAAAACTCAGGCCGCATGGGATGACTGGTGGGCCAACGAGGTCGATGCTGATCAGGATCTCGATGGCCATGGCCTGATGGCCATGATTGCCCGCACCATGATCATGTCGGGCGAAACGCCAGTGCGGTTTCGGCCGCGCCGTGCTGCCGATGGCCTGACCGTGCCCCTGCAGTTGCAGGTGCTGGAGCCAGACTACATCGATGGCGCCAAGGACGGCCCAATGGCGGGTACGACGAACCGAGTGGTAAACGGCGTGGAGCTCGATGTGCTGGGTCGCCGGCGTGGGTATTGGATGTTTGCCGAGCACCCAGGCGAGGCTGCGAGCCTTTTCAATCGCTACGGATCCTCGCGGTTTGTGGCCGCTTCTGAGGTGGTGCTGTTCTACGACAAGATCCGGCCTGGTCAGCTTCGCGGTGTGCCAATGCTGCATGCCGTCATCAGCCACCTGCGCGAGATCGGAGATTTGCGGGCTGCCGAGCTCATGAAGCGCAAGGTCGAGGCCTGCTTTGCAGCTTTCGTAGAGACGGACGATGAAGCCGAGCAAGTCGGCACGAGCGATGCCAGTCAGCGCTCTGCCATGCCTCGCGAGGAAACGCTACGTCCTGGCTTGATCAAGTACTTAAAGCCTGGGCAGCAGGTAACCTTTGGCACGCCTTCCAACACAGGCGGCAGCACGGAATGGGTACGCTTCATGATGCACCTGGTGGCTAGCGGTGCGGGCTCCACCTACCAGCGCGCTACCGGCGATCTCAGCCAGGTCAACTTCAGCAGCGGCCGCATGGGCGACATCCAGTTTCGCTCGACGATCGAGCAGCTGCAGTGGCTGGTGTTGGTGCCCAAGCTGCGCCAGATCGCCAAGCAGTGGGCTATTACGGCCAAGGTCGCTGGCGTGATACCTGATCAGGCCGACGAAACGCCGGTCGACTGGACCACGCCGGAGGTCGCTTACCTGGATCCGCAAAAAGAGATCACCGCCGAGATCATGGCAATCAAGTCAGGTCTTTGGTCCTGGTCTGAGTCGCTGCGCAAGAAGGGCTTCGATCCTGAAGTCGTGATGGCCGAGATCGCCGCAGAACGCAAGAAGATGGCCGAGCTCGGCATTGAGATCGACATCCGTGCGGCGGTGGCAAATACGCTTAAAAGCAGCTCGCGCAATGACAGCGACGATGAATCGGAAGATGAGACCGAACGCACCATGGCTTTGGTTCAGCGGGCGCTGGATCTCCTGCAGTAATGAGTGCGCGCAAGACAGACGAGGCCCGCAAGGTCCTCGAGCTGGCGCTCGCCCTCAAACAGTCAAAAGCGACCAGGTACGTCAAAGGCGAGAAAGGCGATCGCGGGGAGCCTGGGCTCAAAGGTGACAAGGGGGATCGCGGGGAAAAGGGCGACAAAGGCGATCGCGGTGGTCCAGGGCCCAAAGGCGACGATGGACAGCGCGGCGAGAAAGGCGAACGCGGCATTCGCGGCGACCAGGGAGAGCGGGGCCTGCGTGGGGAGCGCGGCGACCGTGGGGAAAAGGGCGATCGTGGCGAACCAGGCAAGCAAGGGGTGCAAGGCAAACCCGGCATGCGCTGGCGTGGGCCCTGGCGGTCAAGCAAGACTTATGACGTCGATGATGTCGTTGAGTACTCGGGCAGCAGCTATATCGCCGTGCAATCGACTACTGGTAGCGCGCCAGGCGGTAACCCTGCGTGGGAGCTTGTAGCGCGCAAAGGCGCGGATGGAGCAGCGGCTCGGTTCTTTGGTGCCTCTGGCAGCGAGTCTGAGCCTGGAGGCTCTGGCGGTATCACGCAGGAGCAAGCAGATGCTCGCTACGCCGGCTTGAACCACACTCATGAGATTGCCGACGTCGATGGACTGCAAGCAGCCCTCGACAGCAAGGAAGCTGCCAACACGGCGTTCAACCTCGTACTAGCCCACGAGCTACTAGGCAGCCACCTACCGGCCACCCAGAGCACGCCGGGATTTATGTCGGCGGCTGACAAAGCAAAGCTCGACGGCATCCAGGGTGTACCTCGCGCCGTCGCCGCAGTCGTCGATATTCCTGCAGGGTCAGCGTTTCATGTGGAACTTGGCCTCAGTGACCCCTTGATGAATGAAGACGCCATCGTGATCTGCTCACTGCAGGGGACAACTGAAAACGAGGCTGAGGACATTGCTGACTGGTCAGTGATCGCGACGCCAGGAGGCGAAGTGCTGATTTTGAACTTGTACTGCCCGGGGCCATTCAGCGGCCCCGTCCGAATCAACTACATGGTGATGAATACATGAGTGTTTTACGCAACCTCGCCAACGCCTTTATGCCGCACCCTGAAAGCCGTCGTGCTTTTGGAGTTTTGGCTGCTTCTAATGCGGGGCTGGTGCTCGATGTCGACGGCGATAACAGCGCAACCGTACTGATCGATGGGGGTGGAGCCACGCTCAACGCCACCTATGTCATTGATGGGTCGCCAGATGGCGTGCAGTTTTTTCCCTTGCTTGCCTACCCATATACCCCTGGATGCGTCGGCGGCACCATTCCTGCGGCGGGACAGCCGCTGCTGACCGAGGCGGTCAACGCGGCGAATATCAAACGCATGCTTTGCCTTGCTGTTGGGGGCCTGCGCAAGCTGCGTGTAAGGCTAAGTGCCTGGACCGCAGGCAGTGCCAACGTTTTCCTAACTGCGGACACATGCGACTCCATCAGCCCCTATGTGCGCGATCAGAGAGCCGCTACGCTGATGGTCACTGCCACGGCCGCAGCCGGTGTAGCCGTCACAGCCACGCTTGCCGCGGTCGCTGGGCTGCGTCACTACATTGATCGCATTAGCGTAGTCCGCTCAATGACCGCGGCTCAAACCGCTTCAGCAACGCCAACCGTGGTCACTACAACCAATATTCCGGGCCTGCCAGCGCTAACGTTTGGCACAGATGGTGCAGCGGTCGGACAAGATAAAGAGCTTGTTATTGACTTTGGCGGTGCAGGTTGCTCCGCCATAGCTATCGGCACCGCAACGACTGTCGTCTGCCCAGTGCTTGCTGGCGCCATCTGGCGCGTCAACGTGGCCTATCGCCTCGGCCTCTAGTTTCTCAATGCCCGCCAACGCGGGAGGAACCCCTATGGACGAAAACAAACCGACAGGCGAAGGCCTGCCGCTGCATACGCGCGTGGCCTCGGTCACGACTGCCGACCCTGAAAAGCGCACTGTCTCAATGACCTGGTCCACCGGCTCTGAGGTCATGCGCTACGACTGGCGACGCGGCGTGTACTACAAAGAGGTCTTGAGCCTAGATCCTCAGCATGTGCGCCTGCAGCGGCTCAATGGCGGCGGTGCGCCCCTTTTGCCGAACCACTGGGCCTATGACATCCGCAGCGTGCTTGGCGTGATGGAAAGCGCCACGGTCGATGGTGCGACTGGCGAGGGCATTGCCCGATTCAGCAAGCGAGCCGATGTCGAGGGCGTGTGGATGGATGTGCAAGACAACATTCTTCGCTCGGTGAGCGTCGGTTACATCATCCACAAGGTCGAGCGCCAAGCGCCTGAGAACGAATCCGACCCCTGGGTCTACCGAGTTATCGACTGGGAGCCAATCGAAGTATCGATCGTGCCGATCCCGGCCGACCCCAATGCAGGCTTTCGCGGGCTTTCCCCGGACGGCAAGCATGAATTGCGCACATTTCCGTGCGTGTTTACCGACGCAGCACCCGCTGCACCATTACCAAAGGACGAACGTATGGACCCGAAAACGGTCAACCAGAACGAGGCGGGTGCGGGCAACCCCACCGCTGTGGATCAAGAAGCGATCCGCAAACAGGCAGCTGAAGCCGAGCGCCAGCGCGCAAGCGACATTCGTGCCGCTGTTCGCAAGGCCAAGCTTCCCGAAGACTTTGCGGACGACCTGGTCGCTCGTAATGTTTCCATCGAGGCCGCTCGCGCCGCAGTGATCGACAAGATCGCCGAGGAGGCTGAGCGTAGCGCTCCAACCCGCAGTGGTGCGCACATCACCACGGAAGTGGATGAGCGCGAAGTCAAGCGCGAAGCCATGGCGGCAGCGATTGCACATCGCTTGCAACCGACTGGCACGCTGCCTGACGCCGCCCGCGAGTACCGGCACATGAGCCTGATTCGCTTGGCGGAGGAATCGCTCGTCATTCAGGGTGAGCGCGTGCGCGGCCTGTCGGCTCGGGAGATCGCTGAGCGTGCGCTGCACACTACGAGCGATTTCCCGAACATCCTAGCCAACGTGATGAACAAGCGGCTGCGCGCTGGGTATCAGGAAAATGTGCCCACCTACACCGCCTGGGCTCGGCGCGCTCCCAATGCCCCAGACTTCAAATCGCTCAGCGTCACCCAGCTGTCGGCTACACCCGATCTGCTGCGGGTGAATGAAGCGGGCGAGTTCAAGTACGGCACGATGAGCGATGGCCGCGAAACCTACGCGGTGCTGACCTTTGGTCGCATCATCGGTGTTAGCCGTCAGACGCTGATCAATGACGATATGCGTGCGCTGGACCGGGTGGCCACAGGCTTTGGTGCCTCGGCCCGCCGGCTGGAAAACCGCACGGTCTACGCACAGCTGACCAGCAACCCCACCATGGGCGATGGCGTGGCGCTGTTTCACAGCTCGCGCGGAAACTTGGCGGCATCTGGGGCGGCAATCAGCCAGACCACGCTGTCGGCAATGCGTGCTGCGATGCGGGTGCAAAAAGGCCTGCAGGGGGAAGAGCTCAATCTGAGCCCGGCATTCCTGATCGTGCCGGCTTCGCAGGAACAGTTGGCCTACCAGTTCACAAGTTCGCAGTTTGTGCCGGCTAAGCCCAGCGACGTCAACGAGTTCCGCACAGGTGGCCGCACCGCCTTGGAGCCCATTGTCGACGCAGTTCTGGACAGCGCCAGCACGACTGTCTGGTACGCAGCAGCCAACAGCGCGGATGTCGACACGGTGGAGTACTGCTACCTGGATGGCAGCGAAGGCGTGTACCTGGAGAGCCGCATTGGCTTCAACGTCGATGGCATGGAGATCAAGGCTCGCCTTGACTTCGCCGCCAAGGCGATCGATGGCCGCGGTCTGTACCGCAACCCCGGCGCTTAACCCCTAAGCAGCGCTCTGACGGCCAGCACTCGCTGGCCGTTTTCATTTCCACTTTCCAAAGGATTGATCGATGAAGAACTACATGTCGAGCGGTGACACGGTCACTGCAAACGCGCCGCGGGCGCTGACCTCGGGCGAAGGCGCACTGATCGGCGCGATGTTTGGGGTCGCCAAGGCCGCCTATGCCAACGGCGCCGAAGGTGAGTTTCAAATGGTAGGCGAGGTGGAGCTGACCACGCTCGGTACCGATACGGCCGCTGTCGGGGCCTTGGCGTACTGGGATAACACCAACTTCCGGGTGACTACGACCGCTTCGGGCAACACCAAGATCGGAGTGTTTACTCTGGCCAAGGCTTCGGGCCCAACCGTCGGTCGCGTGCGGCTCAACGGCGCATTCTGATGGGGTTCTCAGCCCCTCGGCTGTTCGAGGCGCTGTCCCGCCACGGCCTGCTTTCTCAGGTGGTGGTGGGCGGCGTTTCGGCCCCCTGCGGCTTTGTGCGCCCAGATATTCTGCAGATGCAAGACGGCCTGCAGCAGGCACAGTATGTCATCGAGGTCGAGTCGGCAAAGTTTCCGGCGTTGGCCCACGGGCAGGCGTTAACCGTGGATGGCGTTGCCTACCAGGTGCGAGGGCATCCCCGCAATACTGGTGACGGCACCTACTCGCTGGTCGACCTGGTGCGCGTATGACACATGCACGCCGCGAGATCCTCGACTATGCGCTTGCACGTCTGACAGGGTTGCCCACGACCGGCCCCCGTGTTTGGCACCACGGCGCTCATCCGCACCCGCTCGAAGGGCCCGAGCTTCCGGGCCTCCGCCTGGTCGACCAAGGCGATTCCAGCATCGAGGTCACCTGCATTGGGTATCCGCGCGACGAGCACCGCACCTTTGACCTAGTGGTCGAGGCGTTAGCTGCGGAAGTGTCTGGGGTGCACGATGTTCTGCAATCGATCGAAACAGAGATCGAGCTCGCGCTCAACAGCTCAATCACCGTAAACACGGCCAACGGCAAGTTGGTCGATGGCTTTCAAAAGGTGGCCAGCCAGGTCACGTATTCCAACATTGCGGATCGCCCTGCGGCCCGCCTAGAGATCACTTTTCGCGCCACGTATCGGGTTTTCAGCAATGACCCCGCGACGGCGCTTGGCTGACACCACAGGAGTTTCCTATGCCACAAGCACGCGGCTCGCGGGGCCGAATTTTCTACGCCGAAGAATCCAGCTGGGGCACGCTGCCCGGCTCACCGGTTGTGCGCCAGCTCAAGGCCATTACCTTTGGCGAGTCGCTCGGCGCCACCGGCGAGGAACTTCGATCGGGGGCTATCACCGGCGCACGAGCGTTGGAATCGGTTCGGCTGGGACCGATTGACGCGGGTGGCTCACTGCCTTTCGAAGCAGCACCCTTGGGGGTCGGCACGCTGATGAAGCACGCTATTGGAGCCCGCACAACAACAGGTACTGGCCCCTACACCCATGTGATCAAGCGTGGAGTCCTGCCTGCAGGTCTGACCATCGAGAAAAACTTTGAGGACGTGAACCGGACCTTCCGCTTCTCGGGCTGCAAGATCGATCGCCTGCAGATGAGCTTTGCTCCCACCGGCCTGGTGACCGGCACGATGGATGTCATCGCCAAGAATGCGGTCGTACCAACCACGCCGTTCACGCCGCCTACACCTCCAGTGCACGACCCGTTTGCTAGCGTGGATGTCTCCACCTTCATCGCTGGCGTGGCCACTTGCATGCTGGGGTTTTCCTTTGACCTATCGAACAACCTGTCACGCCAGCGCTGCATCGGCGATCGCTTTATCGATGAGCTCCCCGAAGGTCAGGGCGCGCTGACTGGGCAGATCACGGTCAAGTTCACTGACACCGACACTTACTACGCCCAGTGGCTGGCCGAGAATGACTTTGCAATTCGGCTACTCATGACCCGCGGTGCGAACACCCACGAGCTTTTGCTGCCTAAAGTCCGGCTGTCTGGCGATGCCATTCCAAAGTTGGCGAATGCTGAAGGGGTCACGACCCAGCTCAACTGGGCCGCGCTGTACGACACGGTTGAGCAGACGGACATCAAGTACACGATTGTCAACACCGAGGCCGCAATCTAATGGGGCCGGATCAGATCCAGGCGATCCTCGCGGCGCGAAGACAAGCGCGCACCGTAGTGCATTCGCACGGCGGCGTAGATTACACGCTCGAGTTGCCGGCCGAAACTGAGTTCGTTCGAGCAATGAGCGCGAGCACTCTGGTGGTTGACCAGGCTGGGTTCATCGCTGGCTGTGTGCGCGGGTGGACGTTGCCCATGGCCGCACTGCAGCCAGGCGCTCCGCCGGGAATGCTGGCTCCATGTTTGCGCGAGCTGGTGCTGGAACATCTGCAGGATGACTTTCCTGCACTTCAAGCCTTAGCGGACTTCGTCATTTCAAAGCACCTCGAGCGCAAGCGACGTGCTGAGGTCGAAGCAAAAAACTCACCGCCTGGCTCGACGTCGCCCGTGAAGAATCGCGCCTCCTTGCGGAAGGCAGCGTCCAGCCAGGCGCAATGAATGACATGTACCCTTCTCTATCCACTGCAAGCCAGCAGGCATTGGTGTGGTGGCGATTGATGGGGCGACGCTATGACTTGCAGGCGGTCCCGGTGCTGCTGGCCATGCAACCCGTCGAAGACCTTGACATGACCTTGCATCTCCTCACGACAATTCAACAGGTAGCCCATGAATGACGCTGTTTCCCGCGTTCGCATCACTGCGATCGACGACGTGTCCCGGGTCATGGCCGGCATTCGTACCAGCGTGGGAGGGGTGTCTGAGTCACTTCGCGGCCTAGCAGCCAAAGCCACGGCGCTGGTAGGAGCGGGCGGGCTTGCTGCCTACTTAGTCAGCACAACGCGAAATGCGATTGATCTGGCCGACTCGATGGATGAGGTTGCGCAAAAAACAGGCCTGGCTGTGCGTGACCTATCGGCCCTGGCCTATGCCGCCAAGATCGAAGGAGTAAGCGTCGAGGCGCTGCAGAAGTCGATGAAAGGCCTTTCTGAAAACGTCATTGAAGCGGGAAGGGCGGGAAGCCAGGCCGCCCAGATCTTCGATGCCTTGGGCGTTGATGCTGGAGCCAATCTGAACACAGTGATGGAACAGGTTGCTGATTCGTTTGCCCAGCTGGAGGACGGCGCGCTTAAGACGACCATTGCCGCAAAGCTGTTTGGCAAAGCAGGGCAGGAGCTGATCCCCTTGCTTAATCAGGGCTCTGAAGGATTAATCAAAGCGCGCCGGGAAGCGGAAGCGTTTGGTCTAGTGGTAGGCGAAGACTTTGCGAAGCAAGCCGGGGAGTTCAACGACAACTTGACCCGCATGTCGCAGCTCACGGGCGCGCTGGGCATTTCTATTGCACAGAACCTTGTGCCCGCATTAAACAGCCTGATTGGGCAGTTCCTGCAGGCCCGAGCTGCAGGGCTTGGATTCTTTGAGGCGCTTAGTACGATCCCTGGCCCGAATGCCAACAAACAAAATCAAATCGAGTTTGCGCTTTCGGAGCTGAAGAAGCTTGAAGATCAGCGTGCCCGGGTTGCCAAGAGTGGAGGGTTAGATCGCCTGGTGTTTGGTGGTGAGCGTCTAGCCAATGTGGATGCCGCCATTGCCAAGCAGCGACAGTACCTTGATGTGCTTCGAGCCCAAGCGCAAGCAGCCGCTTTGGTTGGCGCAGGCGGCACGCTCGACGCTCGCGACGCACAAGCCAACCCTGCGGCTCCAAGCCGGATCAACACGTGGGCGCTTCGCACCGCTGTTGCAGATCCAGGCTCCGCGAGCAAGAGCGGGGCTGACAAGCAAAGTGACTTTGAAAAGCTGTCTGGGTCTGTTAGTGAGCGCATCCGGCAGATTGATGCTGAGCTTGCAGGCACGGGCAAACTGACCGAGGCCGACAAGTTGCGGCTTAAGGTCATCGAAGGCCTTAGCTCAGGCCAGATCACTTTGACTGAGGCGCAGCGCAAACGGCTGGAGCTCGACATCAATCAGCTGCAGGTGTCGGAGCAGGTTCAAGCCAAACTTAAGGACGAGGCCGAAACCCGCGCCAAGATTGAAGGGATTCGCATCAAAGAAGCTGAGACCATTCAGCAGCAGGTCGATCAGCTACTCAGCGCAGCCCAACAGCGCAGACAATCCATCGAGGAGATTGGCCTCGAAGGCATGGCTTTAGTCCGATTGAAGAACGCTAGGTTGCAGGCGACCATTGCAGAAAAAGAGGCTGTACTAGTGTCCGAGCAGTCCAATGGCGCCAGCGAAGACAGGATCCGCGTGCTTGAGCTTGAGATCAAGCTTCTGCGCGAACAAAAAAGCCTAAACATCGAAGAACAGAGCCGACGCGATACCGTGAAGGCTGGCGAGGAAGCCATCACAAAAACGCGTGAAGAAGCCAAGCGCCTCGAAGATGCGCTGGCCAACAGCATGATGATGGGGTTCCAGCGCGGCGGTGTTTCGGGGCGCCAGATTGGAGATCAGCTGCGCGCGTACTTTGCGACGCTGGTGCTCAAACCAATCATCGATCCAATTGCCAAAGCGGGTGCAGGCTTGATAAGCCAGGGCCTTGAGTGGGTTGGCATGCAGATTCTTGGCGGCCTGCGAGGTGGAGGCATTGATCCAGGTGGAGTCCAAACTTTTGCGACCGGCGGTGTTACTCCTAAAAGTGGGTTCTTTGACGTTGGTGAGGCCGGCCGCGAACGAGTCTTTTTGCCCAAGGGCGCAGAGGTGTTTCCTGCCGGCCGCGTAGCGATCGCGGACCAGGCATCGCAAAGCCAATCCATCACAGTTAACACGACGATCAATCCCCCTGCCAAGGCGGACCAGGCTTGGCTTGCAGATGTTGAAAAACGGATCCGCGAATCCACCATGGCAGCCATTCTTTCTAGTCGCAAGACCGGCGGCACGTTTGCCCGGGGCTTCTGATGGCAATCATCGAATGGCCTGAGACCTTGACTGGCAGCGTCACCGCAATGCGAATGGCCCCGCGCAGTCCTCTACGTGCGGCTACATCGCCCTATGACCAAAGCGTGCAGACCGTAGGCTTGCCGGGCGGCAAGTGGAAGGCCATGATCGAGTTTGATACCCGGGCTCCATCGCAGGCTCCCGAGCTGCAGGCATTGATCGCAGATCTGCAGGGCAGTGTGAACCGGCTACGCCTTTACCCGCTCGAGCGCCCAGTTCCAAATGGCACAGTGCGCGGCACGCCCAAAGTCGATGGCGCCGGCCAACTTGGCCGCAGCATTGCAATCAAGGACTGTCCGCCGGGATCTGACTTTCGAGCCGGCGACTATTGCTGGTTTGGTAATCAGCTCTTCATGGTCACCGATCGATGCGTTGCTGGGCCTGACGGGCGCATGCAGCTCAAGGTGAATTTCCCTGTACTCACCGCGCCAAGCAATAACACGCCTATCCAATGGGACCGGCCTGCGCCGCTCTGGATCGTGGATCCCGAAAGCGAAGTGGGCTGGCGGCGCGGGCAATGGTGGACCACCGTGGACTCCATCTCCCTCATTCAGGTGCGTGCATGAGTCGAACCGCGGTCACGAACTTTGTGCCGACCCTGGGCGGTGCGCACGTATTTCTTTTTGCTGTGGCCCAGCTGGATCTGGCGAGTGGCACCCAGTACTTGGCGCACCTTGATCAGGACATTGAAATCGGCGGGCAATTGTATCTAGGCGCCGGCGCGGTGACGGGGATCGAAACGCTGAAAGAAACCTCGTCTCTTGAAGCAACTGGCTTTGCGCTTGTGCTATCAGGAGTGCCCGCTGCCCAAGTCAGCTCGGCCCTCCTCGAGGAGTACAAGGGCAGGGAAGCGCGACTCTATGCCGTAACCGTCAACCCAGATACCTACGAGATCATCGGCCCAAACCTTGAAGACATTGCCATCATGGATCAGATGACCGTGGTGCGATCGGGTTCGTTCTTTACGGTCCGCCTAAACACCTATAGCAAGCTGGCCAACTGGCAGCGTACCAAAGCACGGCGGCACAACGACAGCGATCAGCGGTCGCGCTATCCAAACGACACCAGCAAGCGCTTTGTGGTCCAGATGGCTGAACGCCAAATTGCTTGGCCCACGGCCGACTACTACCGATAAATGAAGCGACTTGAGAATTGGCCTACCGCGTTGGCTGCGGAGGTTGCGGCTCGCCTAGCGCAACCGTTTGCCTGGGGCTCCAATGATTGCTGTCAGTTCGCTGCCGGCTGCGTGCGCGCAATGACAGGCCAGGATCTAGCGGTGCGGTTTGGCAACTACAAGACCGAGCGCGGGGCTCAACGAATACTCACGCGATCGGGCGGACTAGCAGCTCTAGTGTCAGACGAGCTTGGCGAGCCAATCTCAGTGGTCTGGGCCCGGCGAGGTGATCTGGTGCTTGTGCGCGAGGGGGATCGATCGTTGCTTGCTGTGGTGGATGGCGAGCGATGGCTCGCGCCCTCGCCAAACGGATTGGCATCTGGCTACGTGCTAAACGCCGACATGGCTTGGAAGGTAGGCTAATGCCAGAAACCATAGCCGCCGCGATCATTCAAGCGACTGGTACATCGCTCACGGTTGCCCAGGTCGCCACGGCAATTAAGGTCGCATTTGTAGCTGCCCAAATTGGATACTCGGTCAATCAAGCAGGTAAGGCAAAAGCCGCCGCTCGGGCAGCTTACAACGCAAGCCTAAGCGACCGAAACGTAACGCTTCGGGGCGGCGATCTGCCGCACGAAATCGTGTATGGACGGGTGCGGAAAAGCACTGCGCTTTGGTATGCCACGAATCAGGTCGTCGGGCCGCAAGAGCAATACCTCTGGATGGTGTTGGGAGTTGCTGGACACCAGTGTGCAGGGATTGGCGAGATCTACCTCGATGCTGATCCGATCGGCCCACTTGATGTCAACGGTGACACTACCGGCGGCAAGTTTTTCAAAGTGCGCACAGAAACGCGTGTTGAGCAGCTGGCCCTCAGCCCAGGTCTTACGCTCACCACGCAGCACCCCATCCAGACACTAATCAGCGTTTCTGTGCCAAACGGTGGTGGTGACGGTCCGATCGACATAGGGCTGCCGCCAGCAAGCTACTCATTCCAAGGCTCAACGATTGCGGTGTCGGGTTACCAAGCTGGCGCTCAACTGTCAGTGGCCTACACCTATGTGGCTGAAAACATCCCGCTCGTGCGGGTGAAGAAGTATCTGGGCGGTCCTGGGCAAGTTGCTGATGCCGATCTTATTGCAGCATCCAACGGCGAGTGGGACAGCAACTCCGTAGCGCCTGGCGAAACGTATCTGATCTTGCGGCTGCGATTCGACCAAGTCTTCCAAACCTGGACGCAGCAGGTGAGCTGCATCGTCAATGGCAAGCTGGTGTTTGACCCTCGCGGCAACACGACGACCTACAGCGATAATGCTGCCCTGTGTGTGGCTGACTACCTGCGCGATGCCTTGGGCTTCGAGCTGGCTGCTACAGAGATTGATACTCTTCTTCTGGTGGCGGCGGCCAACATTAGCGACGAGTCCGTCCCAATCAATGGCACAGGTGGCACTCAAAAGCGCTACACCTGCAATGCGGTGCTCTCGACCGAAGCGCCGCTTCGCGACAACCTGGAGATCCTTCTTAAGGCCATGGCCGGATCAGCTACGCCGGTCCAAGGAAAGTTTCGGCTTTTCGCCGGAGCCTATCGAACTCCTGATCTCGTGCTCAACGAAGCAGACATTGATGAGTCTGGCGACGACACCGTAGTGCCAGCGCTAGGCGAAGCGGATGGTTTCAACTCGATCAAGGGCAAGTTTTCCGACGAGACCCGGCTCTGGCAGCCGCAGGACTATCCCTCTTACTCATCAAGTGTCTTTGTGGCCGAGGACCAAGGCCGAGTGCGATATGCCGACTTTGACCTTGAGGCCGTATCGCATCCAGCTCGGGCCACTAGGCTGGCCAAGCTGCGCCTGTTCCGGTCCCGCAATGCGCTCACCTTTGAAGCGCGGTTCAAGCTGACAGCCTACAACACGATGCCCGGCAAAACTGTGGCGCTAGTGTTCCCGACCTTTGGCTGGAACATAAAGGTGTTCCAGGTCATCGAACGGGAGTTCAGCTTTGAAGGCTGGGTGCGCCTAGTGCTGCAGGAGGACGTGGCCACCGATTACGATTGGTCATATACCGAGTACCCCGGCGCGGCGCAAGTCAACAACACCAACCTGCCAGACCCCGGCGTGGTGCCAGCTGTCACCGGCCTGACGGCGCAGTCCGGCGCGGCGTTCATGAGGGTGCTGTCCGATGGCAGTCAGCAAGCCCAGATCCGTTTGTCCTGGGCAGCACCCAACAACTCCACCGTAACCCAGGGTGGGTTTGTTGACATCGAGTACATGCGGATCACGGAGTCCATATGGACCCGGATGCCAGCGCTCAGGGGGGATCAGACCTCGGTGCTGATCGAGCCTGTCTCCCGGCTGCAGCGTTACCTGATTCGGGTTCGATTCCGCAATGGTCTCGGCGTGACGAGTACTGACTGGACGTTTATCACCCACGACGTCGATGCCTCGGCGGGCGCTACTACATCGGTGTCAGTCAATGGCGTTGGGGTCAACCTACTGGAAAACGCTAGCCTGCGATATGGCCCAACAGGGTGGCGGGTCCAGTGGGCCGACGGCACCAATGCGGACATGCCAAACGGGCAGGGCGTGCAGAAAGGCCAGGAGTACTTTCAGTGCCAGAACGGGTTTGGCACCAGCCCCTCGCTGTTCGCAAACGAAGCGCCACGGCCCCTAGGGGTGCTGCGATACGGTGACGAAAGCACCGCTACCTATGGCGACTCCAATCGAGTGATTTACTCAGCGCAGGCAATGAACATCTTGCCGGGCGAGCGCATTGAGCTGCAGGCTCGGGGCTGTTCGCAAGGATCCATGATCGGACAGCTGCAGGCGATCTGGTATGACGCCAATGACAACTGGCTGTCTAGTGTCGTGCCGGTTGGTGGGCCTGACAGCGTGACTGCAGCGGAGGCTTCTGGCCTCAACACTCTGTCCAATTACAAGCACCTCTGGGGGTTTGCGGTTGCGCCGGCCAACGCTCACCGCGTGCGCTTTGGATTCAACCCGCGCAAGCCGACTGTGGCCAATGGGTTTACCCGGTTCGCCGCCCCGTATCTCGGACGGGCTCATGCTGGGCAAGTGCGACCCAGCCCCTGGACCGGCGACCAAAGCGTCGGCACTGGGCTCATCGAGCCAGAGGCTGCAACGCAAGCCTACAACTGGGATGGTCCAATCCCCACCGGTCAATGGCGCCGGCTCGAAAGCATCTTCATGCAAACAGGGTGGAAGGTTGAAGGCACGTTCAACGTGTCTGTCTCTGGGCAAAGCTCTGGGCCTCCCATGAATTGGGGTACGCGCGGGTCATTTGGTTCGATGCAGCTGTGGCTTATTCGCCCCGACTTGAGCGGATACATCTATGGCGGCGATCACGGCGATCCTGGAAGCGTCCAAGCGGGGGTCGGATTGTTCAGCACTGGCACGGTGTCGTTCACATATACGGTTGAGCAAACCGGAAACCATCAATTCGGCACGATGATTTTTGGCGACAACTATGTCGCCAACACCTTCCAGATACGCTCCGAGCGTGTGCAGGCCACGGTGATCAAGCGATGACCCAGCTCGTTCAAATGCAACTGGACCCAGTAACCGGCGTGCCCTTGCCGCCTATCCCAGATCCGCCTGCTTCAACAGAGTTTGAAACCTGGGCTTGGAACTCGCAAGAATGGCGCTGGGTGCCCGTCGCAACACCAGCGGGTAAGTGGCGAGCGATCCGCATTGAGCGTGATCGACGGCTGTTGGCCAGTGATTGGACGCAATTACCTGACGTCCCGGCCGGCACCGGAATCCAGTGGCAACCCTACCGGCAGGCGCTGCGAGACATCACGGACCAGACCGATCCCGACAACATTACCTGGCCTGAGCCGCCGGAGGCTTGATGGACGCAATACTATGCATCGATGCTGGTCACGGCATGAGCAATGCTCGACCAGGCGTGTTTGACCCAGGGGCAGTTTCGGGGCAGTGGACGGAGGCCGACATTGTCTTTAGCTACGCCCAAACCCTCGCGGCCGAGCTACATAAGCGTAACCAGCCCTTTGTGCAAACACGCGCTGCGCCTCGAGCGCCGACCCCGGTCGGCCAGCGAAGTGGCTTCGCCCAGCGCGCTGGCGCAACCGCAATACTGTCTCTGCACATGAACTCTGTGGCGTCCAAAATGGCCCGAGGTACGGAGACGCTGTATTCGAACAACCAGGCTTTTGCATCGGTCGTACATCGAGCGACGATCGATGCGCTTGAGCTGCGCGATCGAGGCTTGAAGCAGCGCACAGATCTCGCCGTGCTGCGCTTTCCCGGCCCGGCTGCATTGGTCGAACTGGGCTTCATTTCAAACGCCTTAGACCTTGGGGTGGTGCTTAATCCGTTACGGCGACAACGCTGGGCAGTGGCGCTTGCCGATGCTTGGGATCAATGGACTCGGGAAAGGCAGTTATGACCTGGTTGGCTGGGTTGCGCTTGGCCGCGCCGCTGCTGCTGGCAGCTGGAGTTTGGGCCGGATGGGCATGGATCCAAAGCATTCGTGCGGATCGAGCTGCAGCTAAAGAACGAGTCGAGGTGCTTGAATCCCAGATCCGGGACACCGGCAAACAGATACTCAGGAGGCTAGAACTTGAAACACGCCTTGAACAGGATCGCGACCAGATTGCTGCTCGTTTGCGCGCTGCTGAGTCTCGTGGCGTGCGCATCCCCGGGCTCGCCGCCACCAGCAGCACCGCTCCCGCCGCCAGCTCAGGCGATGAAGCCACGGCCTGCGGACTTCCAGCAACGGCTGCAGCAGATCTGGGAGCCACTCTTGGAACCATCTACCGGGAATCCAGCCGTCTCGCCGCCGAAGCCGATGCCTGCGCCAGTCAACTGACAACTCTGCAGGAGTACGTTCGGAGCTTAAGCCGACCGAAATAGTTCGCCGGACAAATGCGGTTAGTCCGTAGTCACAAATCCTTGCACGTGCTGGCTGGAAATTCGCTGCAAATCTAGCGAAATTGGCAAAATTCGTGCAAGAAAATCAGGCGGAAACCCGCGCCAATCCTCAATAGTTCGGCGCTCTGTTAATCCGTAGGTCCCTGGTTCGAGCCCAGGTCGGGGAGCCAAGCTGATTGGATCAGCACCTCATGCAGCAACACGCTGCATTAGTCGTGATCCCGC